CTAAATCATCTAGAATTAGAGTCCTTAGAGAAGTTGAAGGAACAACTGGCACGTCACACACCATTGGTAAGTTTATTTTTGAAGATCCTAGAAAACTTACCATCAATGCAGGATTTAAAACTGATTATGACTTTAGAGTCAATAAGCAGATTTACTTTAATCCAGAGGTTGTTGCTCTTGGTTCTGTATCAGGAGTTGGTATTGGAACAACAATTTCAATTTCCAATCCTGGTTCAGGTCTGACAAGTATCTTTATTCCAACTAAAACTATTTTCATTGAAAATCATAATTTGAAAACTGGTGATGAGTTAACATATTCACCAGGAAATGGTGGAAATGGAATTATTGTAGAGGATGCTACAAATGCAGGAGTTGGAACAACACTTGCTGATGGACAGAAAGTATTTGTTGCTAAGATTGATGATAATTTAATTGGTATCGCAACTGTAAGGGTAGGATTAGGAACAACTGGAACTTTTGTAGGTATTGCTAGCACTCAAAGAGCATCGACAACATTGTTCTTTAGAAGTGTTGGTTCTGGAACTACTCATAGTTTTAAAACCAATTACAGTGTTCTTACTGGAGAGGTAAGAAGAAACTTAGTAACGGTATCAACATCAGCAACTCACGGGTTAAGTTCACCTCACAATATTTTTGTAAAAGTAAGTCCTAATGATACAATCACAAAGATTCTCTCTTACAATGATTATAATAGAAGACTGATTGTTGATGCTGTTGGATTTGCTACAGCAGGTGTCAATACCACCACCAATACAATCACCATCACATCTCATGGATTTGTATCGGGTGATAAGGTTATTCATACGTCATCTACTCCATGTGAAGGTCTTGATGATCAAAAGATGTATTACATCGTTAAAGTCGATAATAATACATTCAAACTTTCAAATACAAAGCATGATGCAACTATTGATAAACCAAATGTTGTAGGACTAAGCAGTGCATCTTTTGGAACAATTAACCCCATCAACCCTGCACTGAATTTGTATAAGAATTCTACAGTAGAATTCGATTTATCAGATTCCTCTCTTGGATACACTATTCAAGGAACGCAATATCCTGCTTTTGAATTTAATCTTTACACCGATAAGAATTTCACTAAAGCATGGAACAAGTCTGATACAAATACTGTATTTGAACTTACAAAAACTGGCAACCCAGGAAGTGCTGGTGCTAAAGCAACACTTACTGTTAATGAAAATCTTCCAGAAATTCTTTACTATAAACTTGATGTTCTTGAAGAATCAAATACCCCAACAGATAAAATCGAAATTACGGTTGATGATGAAGTAAATTCAAATAATCAACTTTCATGTAAGAACAGTGCTTACAATGGAAAGCATACCATTACTGTTGGCACAACTACAACATTCACTTATACTTTAGGCAATTATCCAGAAAAATCATCTTATTCTTCATCCACTTCGGATATTGAATATGAAACCGATTGTACTCATACTTATGGACCTATTTCTAGAGTTTCAATAGAAAATACTGGCAGAAATTACTATTCATTACCAGGTTTTACTACTGTCACTTCAGCTGCTGGAAGAAATGCAATCTTGTTTACAAGTAGTGATGACATCGGTCAAGTAAAGAGCGTTACACTTAATAATGTTGACAACTACAAATTCCCATCTGACAAAACTTTATCACCATCTGTAAAATATCCTCAGATCTTTAAAGTTGATAGACTTGCAGAGATTGAATCTGTTGGAATTACTTCGTTTGGAAGAGGTTATTCTGTTGCTCCTAAATTGATCGTTTTAGATGGTAAAACTAATGAGGTTGTTGATGATATTGATTTGAAACAAACCTTATCAAATAATAATATTGAAATTCTGAAAAATACAAACGGAATTAATAATATAACTCCTACAATCATTCCAACACAAACAGATTCGGGTGTAGGGATTAATACTATTGCATATGATAGTTCTACAGGCAACGTTGATGTAACCCTTTCTGTTGGATTTAGTACGGTTAATTCCTTCCCATTTAGTGTTGGTGATAAGGTTTTAGTTGAAAACGTTAGTGTTGGAATTGGATCAACCGGTAAGGGATTTGATTCAGCAAATTATGGTTACAAACTTTTCACTTTAACTTCGGTCACTGAAAATCTGGGTGGTATTGGATCAGTTAGATATAATATTTCAGATTCATTAACTGGATCTGAATTCCCAGGTGCTTTTGATACCTTCAATTCCTCAGGAAGAATTACTGCACAAAAACATTTTCCAATTTTTGACATTGCACTTTCTGTCAAAGATTACATTATTGGAGAAACAATTACTTCAGGAACAAAAGTTGGTATTGTAAATGATTGGGATGCTAAGATTAGCACATTGACAATCGCATCTGACGATAAATTTGAAACAAGTGATATCATTAGAGGATCAACCTCCAAGATTTCGGGAATTGCAACATCTATTGATGCATATGATTCTAACTCTGAATTGAAATCTAGTGTGAAAGTCACCAAAGGGTGGCAGAATGATTCCGGCGTATTAAACTTTGATTTACAAAGAGTTCAGGATAGTTTCTATTATCAAAACTTCTCTTATTCTCTTAAATCTAAAGTAGACTATGATACTTGGGAAGATCCCGTTGCATCTACTAATCATCCTTTAGGATTCAGAAAATTTGCTGATTATCAATTAGAATCGAATTCTGATATTGGAATGACTGTAGGTGTTGGTACAGATTTAACAAACTTTACTGTTATTAATGATGTCGATGGTTTTGCAAGTTTACATTGTGTATTTGATTTTGATCTTGTTAAAGAAAACAACTTTAACTTAAATTCCAAACTTGTTTCAGATGAAATTATTTTCTCCAACAGAGTTCTTACTGATTTCTTTGAGTCAGTAGGAAACAGAGTTCTCTCAATTGATGATCTCTCTGGGCAATTTAACAGTAATCCAAGAGCAACTGCTTTCAGTGTTGTTAACACATTTAACGTTAACGATATTCGTTCTCAGAAATATATCACATATGTAAGAGATAAGAGATTCTCAGCACAGAGACAACTTCTTATTGTTGATCTTCTTCATGATGGTTCACAAGGTTACTTGAATCAATATGGAAGAATTGAAACACAATATGATCAAGGTTCATTTGATTTTGCAATTGCTGGTAATGAGGGACAATTACAGTTCTTCCCAACTAAGTTTACAGTGAATGATTATGATGTCACATCAATTGCATATAATCTTGATGATGTTTTCACTGGTGTAGGAACTACTTCATTAGGTGGTGTCGCACTTATTGAGTCTACAAGTTCTCCTGTAACTGCAGGTGTTACTACTAATATTGTTTCTATCGCAAACACTTACACTAGTGCCAAGGTTCTTGTTCAAATCAATCCAGACACAACAAGTAATGAAGAGTTTGAATCTATTGAACTCAATATTGTTCATGATGGTTCTAATGTTGAGATACTTGAATATGGCAGATTGACCACAACAATCGGTGGATACTCTGCTGCAGGATTAGGAACTTATTATGCATATCTTGATGGTTCAAATCTCAAAGTTGATTTTGTTCCTGAAGCAGGTATTGGACAGACTGGAGTAATTAATACTATTCAAGTTGGTCTTGCAACCGATACAATCACTGGAGTTGGAACAGCAGATTTAAGTTACTCTAAGATCAAGGCAGAAACTACATCTATTACATCTTCTGGCACTCCTGGTATCAACACGATTGCACAATACGATGGTGATTTTGATGTTGCTTATTTCTTAGTTCAAGTAGTAGATACTACAAATAATAACTATCAGTTATCTGAAATTGTTGTTGTTGATGATTTTGTTGATTCATCTTCTAATGCAGATACTTACATGACTGAGTATGGTATTATTGAAACTTCGACTGTATCTGGTTTTGGAACATTCGGTTCAAGAGTATCTACAGGTGGCACTGTTTCTCTTGTATACACTCCTCCAGCAAGTGTTGATACTGTTGTAAATGTATACTCGAATACACTTTGTTTGATTGAAGATAATGCTAAGTCCACTAGAATTGATTTAACTAATGGTTCAATTTCAAATGGATTCGGAGATTATACTGGAACAGAGTCTGACATCAAGAGAGAATTTGAACTTAAGCATGAAAACTTGCAAATCTTTGAAAGATATTTTGAAGGAAACAATAGTTCAATTGTCAGCATTATTAACAACACAATCAAGATTCCAAATCACTTCTTTGTAAGTGGTGAAAAGATTAGATATGTTCACTTTGGAAACACTGATTCTGCAGTTGGTATTGCAACTACAAGTTTTGTCGGGGCACCTTCAACTACATTCTTACCAGAAGAAAACTTGTATGCGGTCAAGGTTGATGACAACAATATTAAGATTGCAACTAGTGCTGCGAATGCACTCAAGTCAATTCCACAAGTAGTTGAACTTGAAAGTGTTGGTATTGGAACTTCTCACAGATTCATTGCCACTAATCAAAATGCAAAAGTAATTGTTGCTCTTGATAACATTATTCAGTCACCCGTGGTTTCTACTGCTGTTACTACCACACTTTCTGATCAGGCACTTGCTGTTGATAATATACTTAAATTTAGTGGAATTACATCATTCTTTGGGGCTGATCTAATACAGATTGGTGACGAAATAATGAAGATTGAAGGTATTGGAATTGGAAGTACAAATTCAATCAGAGTAAGAAGATCGTGGTTAGGAACTAGAATTGCTGGTTATGGAACTGGGGATCTTGTTACAAAGATTGTAGGTAACTACAATATTGTTGATAATCATCTTAACTTTGTTGAAGCTCCATTTGGTAACACCCCAATTGGTTCTACAACTAATCCACCAGATGACCGTGACTGGATTGGTATTACTACGGGTTCTAGTTTCCAAGGCAGATCATTCATCAGATCTGGTATTGAAAACTCCTCTAATGAAGCATATCATAAAAACTATATCTTTGATGATATTTCACAAGGATTTAATGGCACAGAGAATGAATTCAGATTATATCAGAATTCTTCTGACGTAACTGGTATTTCTACAGAGAATGCGATTGTTCTTGTAAATGATGTATTCCAGACACCTGGAACTGGTAATCAGTATTCACTCAGTGAATCAGCAGGAATTACCACAGTTACATTCAATGGAACTGAAACTGATCCATTAGGACCAGATGTAGGAATCTCTAGTTTCCCAAGAGGTGGTGTTATTGTATCTGTTGGTTCAACCGAAGGATTTGGTTATCAACCTCTTGTTGCAGCAGGAGGAACTGCCATTGTTTCTGGACTAGGAACGATCCAGTCAATTAGTATTGGTAATAGTGGATCTGGTTATCGTGCAGGAATTCAGACTGTTGTGAATGTTGGAGTTGCTCTTTCTTCTACTGGAACACCAAGTGTTGAATTTATCGGAACTGCAGCAGTTAATAATGGCAATATTGTTAGTGTTGCAATTACAAATCCTGGAACTGGATATACAACAACCAATGTTCCTTATGTCGTATTTGATGCACCCCTCTCATACTCTAACCTTTCACTTGAATATTCATCATCTTCCGTTTCTGGTTTAGGGACAGAGGCAAAGGTAGATATTGTTGTTGGACAAGGTTCTAGTGTTATTGATTTTGAAATTACTAATAGTGGATACGGATTTGGTAATGGTGAGATCTTGACTGTTGCAATTGGAGGAACCACTGGAATTCCTACTACATCATCTTACAGTGGAAATGAGTTCCAACTCACCATTGATGAAGTTGCAACTGATGAATTCTCTGGTTGGTCTCTTGGAACTCTCCAAGTTATGGATGATGTCACTGGATTTATTGATGGACAAAGAAGAAACTTTAGTTTGACTCAATCTGGTTCTACTGTATCAATTGTTGCTGCAAGAGGTTCTAAAATTAATGTACAAGATGTCCTCCTCATATTTGTAAATACAGTTCTACAGGTTCCTGGAGAAGGTTATACATTTGAAGGTGGTAGCATTGTTACATTTACTGAAGCACCTAAAGTTGGTGACAGAATTAGTATTCTGTTCTACAAAGGAAGTGGTGATAATGACGTTATATTCCGTAATGTCATTGAAACTGTCAAGAAGGGTGATACTCTTCAGATTAAGCATGATTCTGCAACACAAGAAACGACCCTGACTGAAGAAGAGAGATCAGTAACATTAGTTAAGTCAACTAATACTGTTGAAACTAATCCTTATTATGGACCAGGTAATTCTTCTGATGTAAATCTTGAAAGAACTGTAACCTGGTGCAGACAAACTGAAGACAAGATTATTGATGAGATCCCTGTCGGTAAAGATAGAGAACTCTACGAACCCGTTATCAATCCAAGTGCTTATATCATCAAATCTGTTGGTGTTGGTTCAACTGCAGTTTATGTTGATTCACTTAGACCATTGTTTGATTCCAAGAATGAAAGTGATACTGATTTAGCATTCCAGAAGAAGATTAAATTCGTCAGACAAGAATCTAAAGTATCTGCAGCAGCAACTGCTGTAGTTTCTGGATTAGGAACTATTTCTTCTATCGTCATATCTGATGGTGGAGTAGGATACTCTACTGCAACGGTTAGCATCGCATCTACAGTTGGTGTTGGAACCACATCAAGTGCGTTTGGTTCAGTTACAATTAGTGCAGGAGGAACTGTAACAGGTGTTGCAATCACAAGTCCTGGTGTTGGATACACTAATACAAAACCACCAGTGGTTCTTATTTCTCCACCTGCATATACGGAAGAAGAAGTGACAGTTTCTTCCTTCTCAGGTGATAATGGTATTATCGTTGGATTTGGAACTACGAATGTAGGACTTGGAACTACATCACTTATCTTTGATGTTCACATTCCATTTGACTCTTTCCTAAGACAAACAAATGTTGCTGGAACAGCAGTTACAATTAGTTCTCTTGACGTGAATGATGTATTTGTTGTCAGGAACTCCAACATTGGTGCAGGAACTACATCAATTACATCCTTTGATCCTGCAGGCAATATTGTTGGGGTAGGAACTTCCTTCGCAGATAATGTTTACTCAGTGAGAACTGCAGTTTCTATTTCTACCAGTGTTCAAGGAGTAACGACTCATGTAAGAAGAGTTACTGTCGATGTTGATCAGATAATTACATCTGGAATTACAACATCTGATTTCTTTGGAAACTATAGTTTTGGTAAGATTCAAATTTCTGCTAGAACTAAGGAAAATTCTTATAATGCATATACGACATCTGGTATTGGAATTACTGAAGGAACTGGAATTTCTACATCTGCTATGGTTGTAAGATCTAATTCACTTAAATTTAGAAATTACTTGGTCTGATTGCTAATAAATAAATAAAAAATCTCTGTCAAATGGCTGCCATTATAACGGACCAGATTAGAATATTGAATGCTAAGAATTTTGTTGCTGGAGTAGAGAACTCCAGCAACTCTTACTATTCTTTTATTGGTCTTCCCAACCCATCTGATTATCAAAGTGACTGGGATAGTGATCCTCCTGCACCAAAAGACAATTTTGATCAGGAGAACGATTATTGGGACACAATGGTTGCCCTGAAGAAGATTAATACAGGGGATGTTAGACAAGTTGTTCCTAAGAGAACTTGGACTTCTGGAACAACATATGACATGTATCGTCATGACTATAGCAGAACAAACACTGCTGTAGTTTCTGGTTCCACTTCACTTTATTTGGCAAATTACTTTGTCATGAATAGTGATTTCAGAGTTTACATCTGCCTCCAAAATGGAATTGATCCAGATAATCCTAATGGTAGACCATCTCTGGACGAACCAACACACACAGACTTAGAACCTAGATCTGCAGGTAATAGTGGTGATGGTTATCTTTGGAAATATCTTTTTACTATCAAACCAAGTGACGTTTCTAAGTTTGAGTCTACTGATTATCTTCCTGTTCCTAAAAATTGGACAACAGCATCAGATAATGCAGCAGTCAGAGATAATGCTGTAGATGGTGGAATCAAAATTGTTACTGTTACTAACAAGGGTGTTGGACTAGGCACTGCAAATAGAACATATACTTCAGTTCCAATCAAAGGAGATGGAACTGGTGCCGAATGCACAATTACTATTGATGCTAATTCACAAGTAAGTTCTGTTGTAGTTTCTAATCAGGGTTCTGATTATACTTTTGGAAGTGTTGATTTAGTTGCAGGTGGTGTGCCTACAGGAACGACCAGACCTACTTTTGATGTAATCATTCCTCCTCAAGGAGGACATGGTGCTGACATTTATAGAGAACTTGGGGCATACAATGTTCTCATGTATTCAAGAATCGAAAACGACAACCAGAATCCAGATTTCGTAACTGGTAATCAAATTGCAAGGATTGGTATTGTTGAAAATCCTGAGCAGTTTGGATCAACTTCACTTCTTTCTGTTGATAAGGCAAGTGCAACTGGTGCTATCAAACTCGTAGGCACTGGATATAGCACTGCTACATTTACTGCAGACTCTTACTTTACACAAACTGTATCCACTGGTACAACCGCTGTTGGAAGAGTTGTAAGTTACAATCAAACAACAGGTGTTCTAAAATATTGGCAAGATAGATCACTTGCAGGATTTAACACTGTTGGAACTGCGAATACACAACCAACTTATGGATTTGAACTGCAGGAATTTACATCATCTCCTGGAACTGGTGGTGCTTTGACAATTACTCCAACAGTCGGTTTAGATTTAACAATTGACGATTCCTTCTCAGGTATTTCTACGGTAATAAATAATCGTACATACTATCTTGGTCAGAATTTTACCAGTGGTCTTGCGGATCCAGAGGTTAAAAAACACTCTGGAAACATTATTTACGTTGACAACCGACCATCGATTACAAGGTCAGTGAACCAAAAGGAAGACATAAAAGTTATTTTGCAGTTCTAAAGAATTATGCCTCAACAAACGAACCTCAACGTAGCTCCATATTTTGACGACTTTGATCCAGCAAATGATTATCATAAGGTATTATTCAAGCCTGGATATCCTGTCCAAGCAAGGGAACTAACAAATTTACAGTCCATTCTTCAGAATCAAATCGAAAGATTTGGTCAACACTTCTTTAAAGAAGGTGCAAAGGTAATTCCTGGAAATATTGGATACAGTCAGATATATTACTGCATTCAATTAGAGAATACCTTTCAAGGTGTTCCAGTGTCTGCTTATGCAGATCAACTCGTTGGAACAAAAATCTCAGGACAAACATCAGGGGTTAGTGCGTTTGTAGATAGCATTCTTCTTCCAGAAGACTCTGAAAACGGAAATCTGACACTTTATATTAACTATTTGAATTCAAGCACTGCAAATAATTCTACTCAGCAGTTTACTGATGGTGAATTATTAACTTGTAATGAAGTAATTACTTCAGGATTGCTTGGAAATACAACAATTACTGCAGGAACACCTTTTGCGTCTGCCCTTGCAACTGATGCAAATGCAATTGGTTCTTCATTTCAAATTGAGCAGGGTGTTTATTTTGTAAGAGGTAATTTTGTAAATGTCGATAGAGAAACTTTAATTCTTGACCAATACTCAAACACCCCAAGTTACAGAGTTGGTCTCTTTATTAATGAAGAGATTATCACTGCAGATTTAGACGAAGCATTAAACGATAATTCACAAGGATTTAGTAACTATTCTGCTCCTGGTGCAGATAGACTGAGAATAAGTCTTAGTTTGTTCAAAAAGGGTCTTGAGGATTTTAACGATAGTAATTTTATTGAACTTGCAACTATCGTCAATGGTGTATTAAGAACTAAGACAAAGAAAGGTATTTTTGGTGGAGATTCAGGAAATAGTGACATTTCTGATGTTTTAGCAAGAAGAACATTTGATGAGTCTGGTCATTATTACGTAAAACCATTTGATGTAACTGCACTTAATTCATTAAATGATAATGTAGGTAATGGTGGAATTTTCAATGCAGGTCAATTTACTCCAGGAGGAGTACCTGCATCAGACGATTTAGCACTCTATAAAATTTCACCAGGTAAAGCATACGTCAAGGGTTATGAAATTGAAACTCTGAGTGCAACATATATTGATGTAGATAAACCAAGAACAACTAGAACTCTTGAAAATCAAAATATAATTTACAACACTGGTCCAACTCTTAGAGTAAATAGAGTTCACAGAGCACCAACTGTTGGATTCGGAACTTATTTTGTTAGCCTTAGAGACCAAAGAGTTGGGTCAAATCAAGATACAGTTCCTGGCAAAGAAATTGGACTTGCTAGAGTATATGATTTCAGGCTTGAGTCTGGTTCATACGATGCAGCAAATTCTAATCTTAATGAATGGAATTTAGCACTCTATGACATTCAAACGACTGTTGACTTATCTCTGAACCAAGCAGAAACATTAAACATTCCAACATTTGTTAAAGGTGCAAATAGTGGTGCAACAGGTTTCTTAAGATATGCTGTTTCTGCAGGAACTGCAGTTACTGTTTATGAAACTGAAGGTAATTTTATACCAAATGAGTCACTGATATTCAATGGTGTTGCAAATGGAAGAACTGCGATTGCCGTTACTGAACATGGCATTAGTGATGTTAAATCAATCTATGGCACTAATGATGGTATAACTGGTATCAACACATTTAGTGCTGATGTTGTTCAAGAATCTAGATTTAGAGTAGGTATTGCTACCGTAAGTGCCCTTTCGGGTGGAATTAGTACTGTCACAACTAGAAATCCACTTTTCCCTGGTAACTTAATTAAGGAAAATGATTTAGTTGAGTATACTGACACGACTGCAGGACTGACAGAAGATCCCATCTTTGCAAGAGTTGTAAGTGTAGGAACAACTAATTTTACTGTATCTGCCACTACTTCTGTTTCGGGCATTTCAAGTGGATTCCTTCCTTCTTCTGCTTTGGATGTCACTGATCTCAAAGTTCTCACGACAGAATTAGCACCAGTTTCTGATGGTACTCTGTTTACGCAACTTCCAAAGGTAAATGTATCGTCTGTTGATTTGACTGATGCAACATTGACAATTAGGAAAACCTTTGAAGTCAATATTGCAAGTAATCAACTTTCTGCACAAGTTCAAGCTGACACTAATGAAACATTCCTTGCATTTGACGAAGAGAGATATCTCTTAACTAGATCTGATGGTGTAACAGAGACTCTAACTGCAGACAAATTTGACATTGGTGCAGATGGAAAAACTTTGATGATCAGAAACTTAGGTTCTGATGATTCTGGAGCAAATCTTGTTGCTACCTTGAGAAAAATTAAACCTAAGTCTAAGGTAAAAATCAAGAATAGAGTGAATGCTCTGATCATCGATAAATCCAAACTTCAAGGTTCTGGTATTGGTGCTACCACTCTTAATAATGGTTTGATTTATGGAAATTATCCTTTTGGAACAAGAGTAGAAGATGAAGTAATTTCTCTGAATGTACCTGATGTCCTTGAAATTCATGGTATCTATGAATCTTCAGGAACTGGAGCACCTTCTGCTCCTCTCATGACACTTAACACTATCAATAGTGCGTCTACCACTACCTCCGAACTTCTGGTTGGTGAGCAAATTATTGGTCAAACCAGCGGTGCAGTTGCAATTGTTGCAACTAAGACTAATGATACAACTATTGAATATATTGCAAAGAATGAAATTGTATTTGTAGAGGGAGAGACTATTGAATCTCAAGAGTCCTCGGTAAGAGGAGTTATTTCAGATCTGTCAACTCCTAGTTTTAATATTTCTGCAAATTATTCTTTCACAACTGGACAACAAGGAACTTTCTATGATTTTGGTTCTATTAGAAGGAAGAAAGACTCTTCATCACCTTCTAAACAATTAAAAGTATACTTCAAGAGTGCATACTTTGATAGTACTGATGATGGTGATATTACAACTGTTGAATCGTATCGTCAATTTGATTATACAGACGAAATCAAAGTTATTGGTAATGCTAGAGTAAGTGACATTATCGATATCAGACCAAGAGTTTCTGATTTCACAATCACTGAGTCTGTAAGATCACCACTTGAGTTCTTAGGTAGATCATTTGATACATCAGGTCAAACTGCGGCTAACGCACTTGCTTCTGATGAAGCAATTCTTACTGATGTTACATATTATCAAGGTAGAATTGATAGAGTATTCTTATCTAAGGATGGTAAGTTCCAGGTCATGTATGGAACTCCTTCAGATAATCCTCAAAGACCAGAACCTATTGACGATGCGATTGAAATTTGTAGTGTAG